GGTCAAGCGTTGCGTTGCTTGCTGCTAGGAGACGACCATCAGTCGTTCCCATCATTAAAGCTACACCCGCATTCAAGTTTATACAATTTACGTTCAATATAACGCCATGTCCACTTATAACACTAGCAATATTTCCTGACGAGACAGTCGTAAGGGCATACCCTACTACTGCAAATTGCTGTCCTCCACTATCCCCCGCGTTAGCGTTCTGGATTTGACCACTAGTATTCACAGTTAATGCGTTACCAGCGGTGATAGTCTCAGCCGCTACGAATGGTAGGATACGTGCCGGAGCACCACCGTCATTCAGTAAAATTTCTGTTGCCATATTTAATTACCTCTTAGTACCTCTGGGTCGATTTTAATTCGCCCAGTTTTCTTATCCATCTTGACTGCAAATTTTCTCTCGGATTCCGCTGGAACAGCTTCTCCCTCGGTGGATTTACCCTTCCCGAAGGTACGTTCTGTGTCCTCAGGTACCGGAAGTGCAGCAAGAGCTTCGCTGAAACCAGTCAGCCTTGGTTCGTCCCAAGCTGAGAGCTCTGCAGTGCGCGTATCTTTATTATCCTCGACCAAGGTTCCGAAAATCAGTTCCTTGGATAGAATAGCCTCTACAACACCAACCTTTCGAGCTTCGGCTTCTTTAGTAGCTCTCTCTTCCTCAGCAACCTTGAAGTTCTCAATAAGCTTGAGGGCCTCTTCGTACTGATTAGTGATTTCTACTTTAGATGCGGTCATCTCGTCCAACTGTGTGCGTAAGGAGGCGAATTCGCGCTCCACAATGTTCTCCGCTTCGGATGAACTCTTAACAGGAGTTTCTGTAGTCATATTTATATCCTCTTGTTTTCCGTCTGAACATTCACATGCGCCGTCCTTTCCACCACAACCGCAGTCGTGATGTTCGTCCTTTGCATGTAAATCACATTTCATGTCAATCTTACACTCCTCACAGACGGGTTCCATTGATTTATTGTCAATAAAACTTACCTCTGTAGGACGAATGTTCGTTGCGAACGTATCGCCCATCACATCAACATCGTTGGAAAACCAATCAATACTGACATGGGTTATGTCTCCTTCTTTTACACTGTTCATTACGTTTTGTCCACATTCAGTTTTATTATTAACCGTAGCTAACATCCTAATTGCGGACTTCCCATTCTCCATCTCAAACACCTCAGGATTAGCAGCCATGCCAATTAAATCTTCCGGCGTTCTCTGATGGTTGAGATATATAGGAAGCTCGTTAAAAGCTTCTATATTCTTCTTTAATACCTCAGGTTCTATATAAACCTTTTGTTGTATATCATTCTCTTCATACTCATGAAGCCCAGAAGTTATAGCTATAACTGGAAAAGTAGCACTTTCATAGTCCCCTTCCTCTGTAAATGATATATTATCGTCCTCTCCTAATGATAAGGCAAATGTGCGTCTCTTTTCGTTTTCGTCTAAGGTTCTACCAAACACCCTTTCTACGCCATGTCCATCAGCCCACATGATACACATGTTAGCAGCCGTCTCTTCGTGATTTTCAAAACCACGCTTTTTTAATGTAGAACTTACCGATGCTACACACTTGTCATAACTCATGCTCTTTTCCCCTTTACGTTTGCTGAAGGTTTATTTCCTCTATTCGGGGCTCGAGCACCTTCTTCTTTTTTGTCAGTGCCCTTACCACCAGAAATATTAGCGTTCTTATCACTAGGCCCCTCTGGGGGAGAGCCTGCTTTCTTAACAGCAACGTCCTTTAGCATATCTAATTCCACAACGCCTTCAGGGTCAAGACCACGCTCTTCCCTAACTTCGCCGGGTGATAATACTCCTTCAGATAGATATATCATATCTGTCTTAGCTTTAGTAAATGCGTCTTCAACATTAATCTGCCTGAACTTGAATTTAGCCTCACCATCTTCTAACTGAGGCATTAATTGAGCATTCATTGCAGCCTCAATCATAGTTTGTAAATACCTGACATAGGGTTCAAAAATGGGTCTTGCCTTGTCAGGGTCGGTCCACATAGTTTTAGGAACCTTAAGAGCCATGTGTATCTTATCTAAAATATCATCTGTATATTTTCCATACTCAAAAGCTCTTTGTGTACCTTGTAGTTCCTTTATAATAATATCGTTTCCGTGAATTATATCTTCACCGGGCGCTAAGTTATTAAAAGCATCTACAACTTCATTAATCTTATCAGGTCCATATGGCATATCTTCCAGACCGCACGATATATCAAAGCGAGATGAAGCATATTTATTTAGTGCCGCTCCCACATCTCTTTCTGCATAGTCTTTTAAATCTACTAAGTATAGGATAGGATGAATATCAGATAATCCATATGCATAATCATCAAACGGATTATTTAAAAGTGAAACAATTTCATCAGGTTCAAAATGAATGTTCTCCTTTTCGTCCCCTATATCCTGATAATAATATTCTATCTGTCCGTGCTCATTTCGTTGCACAAACATGTTTTGGCTAGAACGGAGAACTAAATTATCTCCGGTCCACTCCATGTATCCTGTACCAAATATTCTAGCGTTACGAACCCAACCATACAAGAGGTTCTCGATATTTATATCTCTGAACATTTCTTCTATGCGCTCTCTTACATCATCTTTATCTGTTACGATATCAAAGTTATCTTTGACTGCATAAAAACAAGGCAAGTCTATTAAGCTTCTAACAATAGGGTCAGATAGATATACATTCATGTATATCCTTGGTTTACCTAAATGTTGTTCATATCGCTTTTTACTACCATACTGGTAGTCGTTAGATAGTTTCAAACGCTTAATAATCCCCGCGCCGAAGCTAAGGGGCTCGTCTTCTTTGAAGGGTGGTGCGCTACCAGTTGTGGCAAATACCCTTCGTACTCTGTCCAATAAAGCCATGGCTACCACTTATATAGTATAATCGTAACAGTATATAAAGATTTCGTCATAATGAATATCCACCTTTCCGTTTGAAATCATGTCCTTTTGTTCTAAATAAGGAGACTCCTGAGTGTTTCCCTATATTGGAAGTAAGGTTTCGATGAGCTGATGATTCCCTAGAAGTACCAACTGTCGCCGTACCGGGCAGCATAGCTAAAGTAGCATGAATGCCTAAAACGGAGCTATCACAATAATCATCATGTTTACCGTCAGGAGCACTAATGCGCTCTGTCTTATTAGCCGCGTCCATTACATATTGTATATCTACGTGCTCCCTAAACCATTTATTAATAATCTTCTGACCTGCTATATCTAGATGCTCGGGGTTGGGTATCTTTACTCTTCCTTGTTGTATGAAAGACACATAGTCTCTGAATACTTGCGTCTTAGTCCCGCGTGGCCCTCCTGTAAAAATGAAAGGTATAAAATGAATTTGGGGCACACTATTAATACATGCTATTCTTATGTCCTGTTCAATCGCACCGCCAATACCAGTAGCATCAATAATAACCCTACCAACATTAAAGCTTCTAGCAATGTCCATGATACGTTTACGTTGGTATGGTATGTCGTGTCCACCAGTTCTAGCGCTGATTTCTTCAATATATATAAGTCGTGCAATATCTGAATCATCAGCTTTTTCAGCGGCCCATACGCTAATGACAGTAGCATTAATAGATTTACCAATATCAACAGCGACAGTGCAATTTTTTCCTCCTTGTAGAGAGGCTTCGGTAAAGGGGGTGAGCGCGTAGTCATCAAAACATGCCTTAATTTTTTCAGGATTGAATACATTGGAAATGCTTTCCACAAATTCACATTCATATTCCGTTCTCCAATAAATAGAGTCTTCGCCCCATTCCATCATCTTCATTAACATATCTTCTTCAGTATAAGCCGCTTCATAACTATCTCCAGTTTTCACTGCATCCCGCCAAGTATATACTAGGCGCGTCCATGTATCAGAATAGGCATCATCGTACAAATACCTGTACATGTGATTATCTTTTGACTTCGGTGTACCTAGATTTATGAAGGGGGCATTATTTGAAACTATCGCTGGTTCTACATTATCCACGAAAAGGTGGTCGTCGATGAGAGAAGACTCATCAACTATACAGAATGTAGGGTGTTGGCCCCGTATAGCCTGCCCTTGATTGCTAGGCGCTAATGGAGCCCTGCG